GTTTGCGAGCGTGCTGGTTAAGCCGCTGAATTGTCTGCCCTTCTTCCTGCACCTCTGGGGCGGTACGGAGGCAGGCAAGACTGTCGGCGAAATGCTTGCGGCATCTGTCTGGGCGGACCCCAGAGTAGGGCGGTATATCCAGACCTTCAACAGCACTGTGGTCGGCAAGGAGCGTGCGGCGGCGTTTGTGGGGAATCTGCCGCTGATTCTGGATGAATTGCAGATTGCAGGCAGTCAGTCCGGCTTTGATAAGGACATCTATATGCTTTCCGAGGGCGTAGGGCGCACCAGAGGGAATAAGCAGGGCGGCGTTGACCTGACACCCACATGGTCGAACTGCATTATCACAAACGGGGAAATGCCTCTGGCATCTGCGGCTTCGGGCGGCGGCGCGGTCAATCGTATCATCGAGATCGAGTGCGAGGAGGCGTTGTTCAAAAACCCGAAACATGTGGCGGATACCCTTCTGGAAAACTACGGCTTTGCCGGGAAGAAATGTCTGGATTGGCTTGCGGGATATGACCCGGACTTTGCGACAGTCCGACAGCTTTACCGTATCTATATGCAGGAATTTGATAAGAAGGACACCACAGGCAAGCAGTCCATGGCAATGAGCATGATTCTGGTGGGGGACTATGTGTTGTCGCAGGCAATCTTCGGGGATGATAAATTTCTGCGCCCTGCGGATGTACAGCACTTTCTGAAAACAAAGCAGGAGGTTTCTGTGCATGAGCGTGCGTATGAATATGTTTATGAAACACTGGTTGCCAATAAAAGCCACTTCGGCGAGACGGAGGACGACCGCAGCGAGGTCTGGGGGGCGAATGATAAATATTATTTTTATGTGATTCGCAGCCGCTTTGAACAGATTTGTCGGGATGGCGGATTTAACGCAAAGGCATTGCTTTCGTGGATGAAACGGACAGGGAAGATTGAGGCGGCGCAGAAAGGCTACGCTAAGACAAAAAGAGTAAATGGAGAGCCGATTCATTGTATTTGGATAATTAAGCCACAGGATGAGCAGGATGGCTTCGAGCAGGTTGGTCTGGAGGATAAGGATGGAAATGCGTGCCCGTTTTGATGAAAATGTACGAATGTGCAACTTGTGCAACCTTTTTTAAATACACCTTCTTCTATAAAAAGAGTGATTGAAAGAATAAAAACAGAAACACACTTTTTTATATAGAAGGTAAAATATGGTCGCACAAGTGGCACAAATCAGAATCACATGCAGAAAGTCCAGTAAAATCAAGGATTTCAGACGTGCGACTTTTTAAAAGATAAATTCGTACAAGGTTGTACAGGTCGCACATTTTCTATAAGGAATAGTTATTTGAAAAAGAGTACTGATAAAAAATACGACAATAAAAGCCATGGATAGGCCCTGATGCAAAAATACCATATCCCTTGAAAAAAAGCAAGACGAAAGGAGGGATTCCATGCACCCGATGACAAAGGATGAATTTCAACAATACCGCCTGTTGGTACAGCGTAAGGGAAAGGCAATGACGATTCCTGCGGAATTGCGACTGGGAAAATACGGCGCAGAATATCAGAAAATTGTAACAGCCCTCCGCACGCAGTTTCGGCCCTATCTTGCCTATTATATCACAGAAGGGAAGAATAATCTGCGCCATGATGCCGAAACGGCGGAACGGGTGAAGCAGCAGAAGGCTATCTTCGCAGGTATTCAGACCGCCCTATATGATGGGGATTTGAAGAAAATGGATAGATATTGCGATAGGCTGAAAGAGGTGTATCAGCATGAAGGATAAGGCAACAGGAAAAGAACGGCTTTACATGGCAGTGACGAAGGATAGGCTTTCCCTTCCGCTTGCGGTGGCAGACAGTGCGGCGGAGCTGGCAAGGCTAAGAGGGGCAAAGAGAGAAAATATACGGTGCGCGATTACCAGATGGAAAAAGGGGACGGTGAGGTGTCCCGGATATATCGTGGTTGAGGTAGATGATGATTTGCCGTTTTGACGCTCAATCATGGTGTTAAACATAGTGCCACATACATAGACAGACTGAATGGAGGAGTAAGTTAATGCTGAAACCGACAGTGAAAGCGGAGGAATTTGAAAAATATGGATTTAGGAAATGCAGAGGCGAATATGGAAAGCATGGTTGTTACTACCTTTGCGTGGCAAGGGGTGTAAAAATGCTTTTTGTCAGTGATGTATGTTTTGATGTGAATGATTGGAAAGACAGTGACCAAAGAATACATAGCAAAGCAAATTGTAAATACAGTGATAAACGGACATATTTGGACATTATTTTCCTGCTGATACGAGACGGAATGTTGACAAGTGATTTTGTGTGAGGAGTGAGAGGAATGAGTGTGGCACTTGAAGAAAAGATTAACCGGTTGAGAGCGGCAGAAAAACGGCTCCGGAAACATCTGTCGGAGGATGAATTTGGAGTGGTCAGAAGAACTGCGGAGGGATTTGGACAGGAAGCTGACTGGCTGGAGGAACTAAAACGCTACAAGGACTTGGAAGAGCAGAGGCGGCTGTTGGTGCTGCCCTGCAAGGTCGGAGATGTGGTATATGAAATCATAGAGGAAACCGTACCAAACAGATATTTTTATATCAACGAATGGCAGGTACAGGATGTATCAGCGAAGGCTGTCAAGTATGCTGACGAATGGGAATCGTATGACTACGAAAACCTGTATTTTACAAGAGAAGAAGCGGAAGCGGCACTGGAGAGAAGGAGCGAATAACAATGTCAGTTAAACCAATCTTATTCAATACCGAAATGGTGCGGGCGATTTTAGACGGGAAAAAGACTTGCACTCGGCGGATTGTGAAAGGTGCTATCCCTGATGATGCGATGTGGGGGTATACCATGTTTACACCAAAAGGCTGTGTATCTTGCAGGGGGGTGTATGCTGATGAATATGGCGAAAAATTTTTTAGATTACCGTACCAGCAGGGAGACATTCTGTATGTTCGGGAAACATGGTGTAAAGGTTCTTGGATGAATGAAAAAGAAAGATATTATTACAAGGCAGATGATAACGATTTTCATTGTGTATGGCATCCATCCATCCATATGCCGAAAGAAGCTGCTCGTATCTGGCTGAAGGTTACAGATGTGAGGGTGGAACGATTGCAGAATATTGACGGAAAAGGGTGTGTGAAAGAAGGAATTGAAGAAGAACCTTTAAAATACGTCGGAGACGAGTTTGTAAAAGGGATGTTTCATGACCTGTGGGATTCCGCCATCAAGAAATCCGACATTGACCGTTATGGATGGAACGCTAATCCTTGGGTTTGGGTGATTGAATTTGAACGGTGCGATAAGCCGAAGGAGGAATGACAAAATGGCTGAAACAAAAATCAAAATCAAGGAATACCTTGGGGAATCGGAAATGCTGTGTCAGTTAGCAGAAGAATGTGCGGAATTATCGCAGGCGGCGTTAAAGTTGCGGCGAGCGTTGACGGGTATCAACCCTACGCCTGTGACGGCGGAGGAGGCAAGGAAGAATCTGGTGGAGGAGGCGGCGGATGTCTACAACGTGCTGGGGTTGCTGTTGGACGCTGCGGACAACGCCGAGATATACAGCATCATTCGGCGGAAAAAGGAAAGATGGCTGAATAGATTGGAGGGGTGATAGCTTGGCGATTGTGAGGGGGAATGAGGAGAAGAAGCGATACCTAAACGGGTATCGGGATTGCACACGGCGAGAACAGCAGCTACAGGAACAGATTGATGAGCTGCGCAGTCAGCAGATGTTTCCGAGTGTGAACCATGACGGGATGCCGCAGGGGAACACACACAGCGACCTGTCCGGTTATATGGCGAGGTTGGATGCACTTATCAGCCAACTGGAGCATGAGCAGGCTATGGCGGTACGGCAGTATAAGGAAATCTATGACAGGATACATAAAATGCAGGACGGGGCGGAGAAGGAGGTTCTGATTCGGCGGTATCTGATGGGGCGGACATGGGAGCAGATTGCGGTGGAGATGGATTACAGCTACCGTTGGGTATTAAGGCTCCATGGGAGGGCTTTAAAAAATTTTGAAATTTCTGAAATAAGCCACTAAAAGCCACATCGAAATATGGTATGATGGCATTGTGAAAATATAGGATATTTCATGTTACCTCCTATTTTGGGCACTCGGAAACGGGTGCCTTTTGTATTGTCCTGTAATGTTGAGACGCAAAGACACTTAGAATAGTATAAGGTGATGAGGCAAAAGGTGCTTCACGTTTCTGAATGATTTTTTGTATTTAATGCATTTTTGTCGTAAAATGGCAGGATTTTACCTTTTAATGTCGAATGGCAATAAATGGAGGTGCATATTATGGAAATCTTAATACAATCAATCAGAATTATTGAACGTGAAGAAAACAAAATATCAAAAAGAGAATTACCGGAAGAATTTTCAATATATATAAAACAGTGGGTTGGTTTTTTATATGATAATACAGCTATACAAGAATACGAAACGCGTTCTGTGAATACAGAAGTAATCAGCTCGATTTTGGATATAATAAAAAATCAAGCTGACCAGAAGAAATTCGAAGAAAAAATGGATTTGATTGCCAGGAGGTTGTTATTAGAAGAACGTAAAGCTCAGCAGAGCGTAGCTGCAATGTCAGTTGTCATGAAAAAGGGCAGCCTGGTTCAAGCGCTTTTATATGATCCGGAGACGGAGAGGTATGCTTTTTTATTGGCGAAGGTAGAGCATACAGATTTTGTTGATGTTTCAGATTATACATTTAAAAGTGGATTTTCAAAAGATAAAAAGAATCTGTGGAAATCCTGTATCTTTATGATTGATGATCTGGAAGCAGATTTTTATAGAGCAACGGTATATTCTGATACAGCCGCAAAGTTCTGGTATGATGGCTTTTTGGAGTTAAAACCAGTGAATACTGATGAGCTAAATACAGAAAGAGCATTTAAGGCAGTTGAAGGAGCACTAAGCAGAATGGTGAAAAAGGCATCGCCGAGGGACTGGTCTGTGCTAAGAAATGCTGCAGTTTTATATTTTAGAACCAGAGACAGAATAGACTATGAAGAATTTATCAGTACTACATTTGAAGCATATATTCCTGAGGAATTAGATTGCGAAAAGATGCAAAAAGTTGTAGAAACATTAAAAGAACTTCCGGAAAAGCACAATTTCGACCGCCAGTTTAACATTACGGCTTCAAAAATCAAAGCAAAAATTAAAAAAGTTTATAAAGTTTACAGAGGCGTTGAATTGAGAATCACGGATGCACTTGAAAATATAGATGAAACCATTCAGTCTGAGCGAGACAAGGATGGAAACCGCTATATAAAAATTAAAACAAATGATGAGATGGTATATAATACTTTTTTAATGAAAAAAAAAGAGGAAGAATAAGTTAAACGAACAGGAGGTGTATATATGCTTAAAGAGTTAATTGATTCAACAGAAGGGAAAGATTTAAAAGTTGCAGAAAGAATGAAAGTATATGAAGCCTCCTTTGTTTTTGATGCGGCAAAAAAACCAAAGTATGAGTATTTTCTGAATTTATATTCGTATATATCTTCGCGTGATAAAATATCAATTTTTTTGGAAGATGAAAGTGATGATACATTTGTGATAAAATTCTCAAATGATGAGGAAACTTCCTATAATCAGTTTTTTGAAACATTGTATGCAGATGATAGTGTAAAAGTCGAAATCTCCATCGAAAAGAGCATAAAAGATAATTATCTTTCTGTATATTGCTTTGATGCATTTGCAGAGGATATTTTATCTTTGAATTTGGATAAATGTATGACAGCATTTACAAATTTATTTAAGGACTCGCCTGAACGGCTGATTTTTGATGTATATGGAAACAGCGTGGCTTTTTCTACAAAAACCGTTTTTTTTGTACCGCATGGAAACTATGTAGAAAATAATGGATTCAGAAGGGAAAAAAGAATAGCGACATGTAAGGAAACGTCATATTTTTATAATTTAGATGTTTATGAACTATTGCCGGATGACTTTAAAATAGAGGTTAGTTATGAAGGCAACCCTTTGAGTGAACTGTTTCAGAAGATTACATCGTTGCTGTCTCTTTGCTTTATTGCGACAACAGCAGCCTTTAATGGAAGTGAGATAAAAGGAATTATCCATGGACAAAGAATAGCAGAGTATAGTTGTCTGATTGATGATTTAAAAAATAATAAGATTTTTTATAGAATATATGATTGGATATATACAGATGGCAATGCGATGGATAAGGCTATTATTTCAAGAAATATAATCAGTTTACACTGTAAACAGATACCAATCTCACGGTTAGATGAAAACGTTATATATTCTATAGAATCCAGCTATAGCTTGTATTTGAGAAAAAATGTAGAGCAATATCTTGAATTAAAAAACAAAGTAGCAGAATTTATCAATGATAATGTGGCTAAAACAGGAGAATATGGAATGCAGCTATTAGAAAAATTTAAAACTAATCTGATTGCGATTTTTGGCTTTTTGTTTTCTGTAGTTTTAGCAAATATTGTTTCTGATCAACCATTGGATAATATATTTACAAAAGATATTATTCTTATTATGGAGATTGTGTTATGTGCATCACTTCTATATTTTTTCATATGTAATATGCAGTTGGGCTATGAGGTGAAAAAGGTAAAAGATAGCTATAAGCTGCTAAAAAGTAACTATGAAGATATATTGGAAAAGGAAGAATTGAGAAGGATATTCAAAGATGATAAGATGATGAATGATATGCAGGAGGAGATAAAGCAAAAAAGAAGATTTTTTGCGTGTATCTGGATAATTTCGTTAATAGCAGTTTTCATCATCGTTGAATGGAGAGGAGGCTTTGTATTCAAGGATATTTTAACAAGATTTATTAAAAAATGATTTTTAAAGAAAAAACAATATTTCATAATTCGATTTTTGTAATAATGCAGAGATTTTAATTTAACAAGAAAGGGGCGATGTCATGCCTGACAATGTAGGCAGACCGCCCATCTATGAAACAAAAGAAGAATTACAGAAGTGGTTAGACGAGTATTTCAGGGAGTGCGAGGGCATTCCCTTTTTTGCAATGAAAAAGACCGCATCAGCGGTCCTTCTCGAAAGAATCCTTTTTCTTTCTCCAGTTGCGGTATTCGCCGGACTTCACACGTTTATCGGCAGGAGGTTCAGCATCGGCAGGGATTGCCCACTGATTTCCGATTTTGATTGCAGGGATGCGACCATCCTTAATCAGCTTGCGGACATTGCCGACATCCTTACCGAATTTCTGGGCGAATTGGGTAACAGAGATATACTCATTTTCTGGCATTATGCAGAACCTCCTTGTATTGTAAAGCTGTCTGTAAAAGCACAAGGGCAGAATTTAAAATTACAAGGATTTTTAAAATCGGTGTCCAGCCTGTGCGTACCGCATAGATAAAAAAGAATAGGAGCGAGAAAACAGAGATCTTATTTTTCATTGTCATTCTCCTTTCGATTGGTTATAATAAACATGAGACATTGACTTTATCTAAGAAGTGAGGGGAGGGTTACTCCCCGAACTTGCTAAGATTTGATGGCTGTAATCAGAGCGGCTAGGGCAATAACTGCTTGGATTACAAGTTCGACAATTTTTAGCTTAAAGTCTTTGTCTTTTTTCATTTTGCACTACCTCCTTTCTGTTTATATAATAACACGAAAAAGAGTAAATGTCAATAGAAATATCAAAATAAATCAAAAGAAATCCTGATAGCTACAATGCTTATCGGGATTTTTTATTTGCGGCAAAGGAGAAAGACGATGAAGGAATTTGCAAAAGGCTTCTACAACTCGGCGGCGTGGAAGAAGTGCAGGCGAGCATACATAGACAGTCGCATCATGGTGGATGGCGGAATGTGTGAGATATGCGGAGAACGTGTGGGCTACATTGTCCATCACAAACAAATGCTAACGCCAACCAATATCGCAGATCCAAACATCACGCTGTCCTTTGACAACCTGCAATATGTCTGCAAGCCGTGTCATGACGAGGAGGAAGGACACTTCGTCCAACGGAAGGGATGCTGCTGTGGATTCGATGCGGAGGGACAGCCGATAGACAAAAGAAAAATGGAATAGCCCCCCCTATTTTTATTTTTGGTTTGGCAGTACGGAGACCGAGGAGTGGACTACTGTTTCAACGGGCGTGCGTGCGCGTGGGGGGTGTAGTATAAGGGCGGAAAAGAGAGGAAGTGAGAAAATGGAGAAAGGAAAAATCAAAGCGGCGGAAATGCGGAAATTGAAGCGCATCTTCAAGGAAATCCCCGAAAATAAAAAGAAAATTGTGGAAAAGCTGATAGACAATGCTGCCTTTATGGCGGAGCAGTTGGAGCATTTGCAAACGGACATTGAGGAGAAGGGATATATTTCGGAGTACCAGAACGGTGAAAACCAGTGGGGGACGAAGAAGGCTCCGGAGGTGGAGATTTACAACACAACCATTAAGCATTACTCCGGTGTTATCAAGCAGCTTCTGGACCTGATGCCGGAGACGGACGAAAATGCCGTCGATGAGCTTGCTTTGTTCCAGCGGGAGCGTGGTAGCAAATGACGGAATTTGAACAATATTTTTCGGCGCTTTATGATGGCACGATTCTTGCCTGTGACAAAATGAAACGGGTCAGTGAAATGCTTTTGAATCAGTTTGCAAGCCCCGGGGAATTTCATTTCGATTATGAGGTTGCAAAGTGGCATATTGAGTTTATCGAACGTTTTTGCAAACAACCGACGGGTAAACTTGGACAGCCATTGCAGCTTGAGTTATTCCAGAAGGCGAGGCTGCAGGCAATCTTTGGCTTTGTGGATGACAATAACATCAGACAGTACAACGAAGTGATGATTGTGGAAGGCAGAAAAAACGGTAAAACAACAGAGTGTGCCGCAGTGGAAACGGATTTACTGCTAAATGACGGAGAGGGTGCGCCGGAAATTTACAACGTCGCAACCATGCTTGACCAAGCGAAGCTGGGGTTCAATGCGTGCTACAAGATGGTGCGGCAAAGCCCGACCCTGCGGAAGCATATCCGCAAACGTGCTGCGGATTTATATGCGCCTTCCAATCTTGGGTTTATTAAGGCACTGGCAAGCAACACAAACAGTCTGGACGGCTTGAACGTGCATGGAGCCATCATTGATGAACTGGCGGCAATCAAAAACAGAGATATATATGATTTGATTAAACAGGCAATGGGTGCGAGAGAACAACCATTGCTTTTTTGCATTACCACAAACGGCTTTGTCCGCAGCGGCATCTTTGATGCGCAGTATGAATACGCAAAAAAGGTGCTGGACGGGAAAATAAAAGCGCCGCGGTTTCTGCCGTTTATCTATGAGCTGGACGATGTTTCCGAATGGGACAAACCGGAGATGTGGATAAAGGCAAACCCCGGTCTTGGCGCCATCAAGAAAAAGGAATATCTGGAGGAAATGGTGCAGAAGGCGAAGAATGACCCATCCTTCAAGCCGACGGTTCTGGTAAAGGATTTCAATATTCCGCAGACGGCGCAGTCTGCATGGCTGACGTTTGAGGATTTGAACAACGAGGAGCTGTTGCCGGAGGGCGGAGAATTTCGCTATTGCATTGGTGGCTTTGATGCCGCAGACAGCATTGACCTAAACGCTGCAAAGGCAATTTGCAAACGGCGTGGGGATGATAAGCTTTACGTTAAGCAGATGTACTGGATTCCGCAGGCGGTACTTGACCAACAGGAGGAGCGAGGAGACCGAAGGGAACGGGACGGCGTGCCGTACAGCTTATGGGTATCACAGGGGCTGATGCGCACCTGTGAAGGTCGGCGCGTGAATAAGCGAGTGATTCTGGATTGGTTCTGCGAATTACGGGACAGAGAAGATATTTATCCGCTTTATATCGGCTATGACCCTTGGCATATCTCGGATGAGCTGCTGGCGGCATTTGAGCAGGAGTTTGGGCGAAACGTCATGGTTAAAATTCGGCAGGGGGTTCTGACCTTATCCCAGCCGATGAAGGATTTAAAGGCGGAATTTCAAGAAAAGAAAATCGTCTACAACAACAATCCGATTGATAAGTGGTGTCTGATTAACACCGAGGAAAAGAAGGATGTCAACGGCAACGTGCAGCCTGTTAAGAGCGATGAGCGCACAAGGCGCATTGACGGCACAGCGGCACTTCTGGATGCCTATGTGGTGTATTGCAATAAAAGAGATGAATTTGAAAGTCTGATTTAAGGAGGTGAGAAAAAATGGGTTTATGGAACAGAATTGTGCAGAAATTGAGCAGACAGAGCTTCAAGATGGTGCAGGAGAGGGGGAACGGCTTTTATGCGTGGAACGGCAGGCTATACCATTCCGATGTGGTGCGTGCCTGTATCCGCCCGAAAACAAAAGCCATCGGTAAGGCGGTTGCAAAGCATATCCGTACTACGAGAACGCAGGAGGGGGAGCGGGTAGAGGTCAATCCGGATGCCTATATCCGTTTTCTGCTGGAGGAGCCCAATCCGCTGATGAGCGGGCAGATGCTACAGGAGAAGGTGGCAAATCAGCTGGCACTGAACCACAACGCCTTTATTCTGATTGTACGGGATGAATTTGAAAAGCCGATAGAATTGTATCCCATTCCCTGTTCGGGGGTGGAGGCTTTTTACAAGGACAACGAATTGTTGTTACGGTTCGTATTTCTGAACGGGAGGGAAAGCACCTTCCCATACAGCGATATCATTCATCTGCGTGATGATTTCAATGAGGATGATATTTTCGGAGAAAGCCCGATGGAGGCACTTTCTCAGCTGATGGAGTGCGTCAGCATTATGGACCAAGGCTTTGTAAAGGCTATTAAGAACAGCGGCGTGATTCGCTGGCTGTTGCGCTTTACAAATGCCATGCGACCGGATGACGTAAGGAAAAACGTGCAGGATTTTACGGATACCTATCTTTCTGTGGAGAGTGAAACCTTCGGCGCAGCGGGCGTGGACAGTAAGGCGGATGTGCAGCGGATTGAACCGAAGGACTATGTGCCGAACGCCGCACAGACCGACCGCATCATCAAGCGGATCTATGATTTTTTTAACACGAATGAGAAAATCGTCAGCTCTCTTTATACCGAGGATGAATGGATTGCGTATTACGAAAATGCCATTGAACCGATGATTACGCAGATGGGTGCGGTTTATAGCAGCCGTTTGTTTACCAGAAGGGAACGGGCATTTGGAAACAAGATTGTTTTTGAAGGATCTAATCTGACATTTGCCAGCATGAAAACAAAGCTGGAGCTGGTGCAGTACGTTGACAGGGGCATTATGACACCGAACGAGGTCAGAGCGGTACTTAACATGGCACCTGTGGACGGCGGCGATAAGCTGCTTAGACGCAAGGACACAGGCTTTATGGAAGGGGGTGAGGGAGAATGAAGAAAATCGAGGTAAAGGGACCAATCATCAGAAACAGCGAAAAGTGGATTTATGAATGGTTCGGCATGGAGGCAACCTGCCCGAAGGATATTGGCAATGCCATTGCGGAGGCAAACGGCGAGCAGATTACCGTTGAAATCAACTCCGGCGGTGGGGATGTGTTTGCCGGCAGTGAAATTTATACGGCTTTAAGAGCGTATTCGGGGGATGTGGAAATTCACATTGTCGGGCTTGCGGCAAGTGCCGCCTCTGTGATTGCGCAGGCGGGACATTCCAAAATCAGCCCAACGGCATTATTTATGGTGCATAATGTTTCCGGTGCGGCTTACGGAGATTGCAACGCCATGACGCACGAGGCAGAGGTCTTGCGGACGGCGAACAACTCTATTGCCGCCGCCTATCTGGAAAAGACAGGCAAAAGCATGGAGGAGCTGCTTGGCATTATGGATGCGGAAACATGGATGGATGCACAAAAGGCGGTGGAATATGGCTTTGTGGATGAGGTCATGTTTGCGGCAGAGCCAACGCTGACAAACGGCATCGGCGTTTTGCCTGCACAGACCATTCATAAGCTGAAGGATCTTCTTCCTGCAAGGGGAGAGGGAAGCGCAGAAGTTAAAACTGTAACTACAAAATTAAAACTACTCAGATTGAAAGGGGAAATGAAGGATGAAGTTTAAGAATTACGAGGATTACAAAGCACAGAGAGAAGCACTTTACAATGCGGCGGAGGAACTGCTGCAGAATGGAAACGTGGAAGAAGCAAATGCAAAAATGGAAGAAATCACACAGTTGGATGCCGCTTATGAAGCCTTTGCAACGGCACAGGCAAACCTTGCCGCCATGCAGGGCAGAGGGACAGCGCATCCGGACGGCGTGGTCGGTTCCACAGGCAACACAGCGGAGAAGGATGTATTTGATACAGACGAATACAAAAATGCCTTTATGAATCTGGTGTGCAAGGGAGAAGCGCTGCCTGTTAAGTATAAGGATGCCATTGCAGGCAAGCTGCAGAACGCCGTAACTACGGTAACGGAAACCACAGCGGTGATTCCCACAACCGTAATGAAGGAATTTATCAGAGAGCTGAAAGCGCATGGTGAACTGTACGCAAGAGTGAGAAAGACAAACGTGCAGGGTGGCGTGGAAATTCCTATCCTGTCCCTTTGTCCTACGGCAAGCTGGGTTGCGGACGGCACTGCATCCACAGACCAGAAGGTAACCGCCAACACAAAGGTATCCTTCAGCTATTACGGTCTGGAATGTAAAATCGCACAAAGCCTGATTGCAAATGTGGTTGATTTCGCAGAATTTACCGAAATGTTTGTTCCTCTGGCGGTAGAGGCTATCATTGCCGCACTGGATAAGGGCATTATCGCCGGCACAGGCAGCGGTCAGATGCTTGGCATTACGAAGGATAGCAGAGTGCCCGCAGGCAACGTGATTGAAATGACGGCGGAGGATGTCGCAAGCTGGAAGGCTTGGAAGGAAAAGGTTTTCGCCAAGATGAAAAAAGCATACAGAAACGGCGTGTTCGTATTTGCGCAGGGCACCTTTGATGCACAGATTGACGGCATGGTGGATACCACAGGTCAGCCTATTGCAAGAGTAAACTACGGCATTGCCGAGGGCGAAACCTACAGATTCGGCGGCAAGGAGGTTATCACCACAGAGGAGGATGTGCTGGAAAGCTTTGCAGCGGCATCCGACGGCGAGGTGTTCGGTGTGTTTGTGAATCTGAATGATTACATCATCAATACGAATATGCAGATGCGCACCGACCGCTGGAGAGATAACGACAACAATCAGGAAAAAGTGAAGGTCACTCTGGTTTGTGACGGGAAGCTGGCAGACCCCAACGGTGTGCTGATTCTTAAAAAAAAAGTAACGCAGTAAGCGGTGGCACGTTTGATAAGCGCGCAGACAGTGCAAATCATGCGACATTACCGTAACGGCTGCCGAAGGCGGTCAGACCATTACAGCCCTGCTGCATCACGGCGCAGATGTGCCGAAGGAAGGTGGGGCAAACTGGTCTGTTTCCGGCGGCACTGCGGTTGTGTTGAAAAAGGCATATCTGGAGAAATTCCCTGTCGGCGTAGAAACCTTTACAGTGACAACATCCGCAGGAGCTGTGGAATTTACTGTGGAGATTGTGGAAAGCGAGGCGTAAGGAATGGCAGATTTAGCGAGACTGAAAACGGCACTGCGCATTTCACATGATAAGCTGGATGAGGAAATTCAGTACAACGTGGATGCCTGCAAAAAAGACATGATGCGTGTCGGCATTACTGTAATTAACGAGGAGGATTCCGCAATTCAGAAGGTGTTTGAACTGTACCTCAAATGGCAGTATGACTTCATGGGTGAGGGTGAGCGTTATGAAAAGGCCTACAAAGGGATGCGGAACGGATTAAGTCTGTGTGGTGAGTATCATGTATAACGAAATTGCAACGCTGTTGAAGGAGCAGACAACCAGAGATGCTGTCGGCATGAAGCAGACAGCTTATACAGAACGGGAGGTATTCGCAGAGGAACGCCCCATCAATCAGAGCGAGTTTTTCAAATGCAGGGAGGCGGGACTTCGTCCTGCCCTGTGCCTGCGGATTCCATACGGAGAATATGAGCAGGAGGAAATCCTTCGGTTCAAAGGCTGCCTGTATCAGGTGTATCGGTTCCGCAATGATTTCCATCATACGGAGCTTTACTGCGAGGTGAGGAGTGGTCTGCATGAGCATAAAGGCTGATGCTTTAGCAAGTGAGATTGCGAAAATACTGACGGAGTACGAGGCGGAGATTGTGAAAAACGCAGACACCTGCGGAAAAGCCGTTGCAAATGCCGCCGCGAAAGAACTGCGGCGGACAAGCCCCAAAAGAAAAGGCGAGTATGCCAAAAGCTGGGGCGTGACAAGAGAGAAAGGTGCGTTTGGTGAAAATGCGAAATATATCGTTCACAATAAAAAACGGTATCGGCTGACACATCTTCTGGAGCATGGGCATGTGACGGCAAACGGCAAGCGCACGAAAGCGATTCCGCACATCAAGCCCGTAGAGGAGCAGGTCATTCGGGAATACGAGAAAAAGGTAAGGGAGGCAATAGAGGATGCGGCAAAGTGAGTTATACAAGCTGCTGCGCAGTACAGGTCTGGAGGTCTATTTTTATGAGGCAGACCAAAACCCAACGCTTCCCTACATCGTCTATCTGAAGGACGGAGAAACTGCTTGGGGTTCGGATGGCAGAAACTTCCTGCGAAAAGATAGCTACTTGGTAGAATTTTATTCGGCAAGAAAGGATTTTGCCAACCAAGAAAAAATTGAAAAGGCGTTGGATTCTGTTGGGATTCGTTACGATGCAACGGAAATCTACATCGAGAAAGAAAAAATGTATCTGGTAACATTTGCATTTGACATTACAAGAAAGGTGGAAAACTAATGGAAAGAATTGTACTTGGCAGCGGTAAGCTGTATGTGGATGAATTTACAGGGGAACTGCCTGAGGATGCAGCCATTGAGGTTGAGGCTAAGCTGTTGGGCTATATTCAGGGCGGTGCGACACTGTCCTATAAGCCGACATTTTACGAAGCGAAGGACGATTTGAATTTCGTTTCCAAGAAAATCATTACGGATGAAGAAGCAATTTTGAAAAGCGGCGTAATGACATGGAACGGCGAAACGCTGAAAAAGCTGACACCCACCGCCAGAGTGACAGAGGACACAGCCAAAAAGACCAGAACGGTCAAAATCGGCGGTTTGAGCCATAATGACGGCAAGAAATACGTTCTGCATTTTGTGCATGAGGATAAGACGGACGGGGACATTCGTGTGACCATTGTCGGCAGCAATGAAGCAGGATTTGAGCTGTCCTTTGCGAAGGATAAAGAAACTGTCATCAATGCGGAATTTAAGGCGCAGCCACAGGACAATGAAGGCACGCTGATTCTGTATAAGGAAGCGGACACGAGTATTGCGTGAGGAGAGGGGCATAACAGCCCCTCATTTTTGTGAGGTGGAAAAGGAATGTTAGATTTTACAACGAGAAAAAAGAAAAAATACATGGTTAAACTGCATGATGGTTTTGTGGCAATCCTGCCAATGCCAGACAAGGAAATGTTTGACAAGCTGGTAGCGGCACAGGATATGGAAAACGTCAACGATGTTTATGAGCTGCTGACCGCCATCATCAACCAGAACAAAAAGAAAAAATACAGCTTCCAGAAGATTTCGGCAATGTTTGATTTTGAGGATGCAGTGGAGCTGCTGAAGGATTATCTGGAATTTGTAAAAGGTGTTGTGTCTGACCCAAACTAAAAATACCCTCTATGCCGGGAGAGGCGGACGATTTGCACTACAGCATTTTTTCGTTATCCGAAAAAACAGTGATGGACTATGCACATTTGAATTTTTTGGAAATCGAGCATTTGCCGATAGATGTTTATCTGGGATTGCAGCGGGATGCGTTTATTTTCAATTTACAGCAGACGGAAGGTGGTCGGGAATATCTGGAGGAGTGCTGGCTTTTGGAGCAGACCGAGCCGGACAGAAAGGCATTGAGGGAAAAATTCGGAAAGGGGGCAGAGCATGGGGAACATTAAGGGCATTACCATTGAGATTGGTTCGGATACCAAGAAATTTAAAAGCGGCTTGAAGGATTTGAACCAGTCCGCAAAGGATTTGCAGAATGAGCTGAAATATGTCAACAAGGCATTGAAGCATGACCCAAAAAACACAGACCTTCTGCGGCAGAAACAGGAGCTTTTGACAAAATCCGTATCGGAAACAAAAAGCAAACTGGAATCCCTGAAGGCGGCGAAGGAGAAAGCCGATAAGGACATGGCAAACGGTACGGAGGTCAATCAGGAGCAATACCGCCGTCTGGTACGGGAGATTTCCACAACGGAAAACAGCCTGAAAAACCTTACTAAGGAAATGAAGAATTTTGGTAGCGTTTCCGCACAGCAGATTGCGGCGGCAGGGGAAGATGTGCAGGAGCTTGGCGGCAAGATTGAAACTGTCGGGAAGAAAGTAAGTGTTGCATCTGCCACATCCGCTGCCGCTCTTGGGGCATCTGTGAAGCTTGCAAGTGACTATACGGATGCGGTTGCGAAGGTAGGTACGGTTGCAGATTTGCAAAGCGTACCACTCGAAAAACTCAGAGATGATATGCTGCAATTATCTACAGAGACAGGCAGAGGTGCAGGCGAGATTGCCGATGCAACCTATCAGGCAATTTCGGCATCTGTAGATACTGCTGATGCTGTTTCTTTTGTCGGCACATCGGTTGGTCTTGCCAAAGCAGGCTTTCTGGAAACGGCGGATGCTGTTGACGTATTAACCACTATTATTAACGCGTACGGTCTGGAGGCATCAGATGCCGGAAGGTTATCTGATATTCTGATTCAGACACAGAATGATGGTAAGACAACGGTAAATGAGCTATCCCAGAGCATGGGGCAGGTCATTCCTCTGGCATCTGCTTATGGGGTAAATATTGAAAACCTTGCCGCATCGTATGCACAGTTGACAAAAAACGGTGTCGCCACAGCGCAGGCAGGCACATATCTGAAAAGCATGCTGAATGAATTGGGGGATTCCGGTTCCGATGTGGGCGAGATTCTGAAAAGCAAAACGGGAAAATCCTTCGGACAGCTTATGAATGACGGCATGAGCCTTGGGGATGTTCTCGGTATTCTGAATGACAGCGTAAACGGTGATTCTGAGGCTCTGGCAGGCTTATGGAGTTCCAGTGAAGCCGGTACAGGTGCATTGTCTATTCTTTCGTCCGGTGTAGGTGCTTTCAATGATGAATTGGGGAATATGCAGGATTCCACAGGGAATGTAGCCGATGCCCTTGAAACACTCAGTACGCCAAGCGCAAAGGCACAGGAAAGCTTGAATGCAGTGAAGAACGCAGGCATAGAGCTCGGTTCGGCGGCACTGGAGGCGATTGCGCCATTATTGGAACAGCTTGCGGAAACAGTGAAATCCCTAACAGAGCGGTTCAGCAATCTGTCTCCTGCTACGCAGACGGTTATTGTTGCCGTTATGGCGATTCTGGCAGCATTGGGCCCTGTGATAATTATCATCGGCACGCTGATACAATCCATAGGAGCGATTATGACGGTTGCCCCTGCGGTGGCTACGGCTCTTGGTACGGTCAAGATTGCGATTGCCGCTATTGGTGGGCCTGTAACGATTGTGATTGCGGTTATTACGGCATTGGTGCTGAAATTCATCCACGCCTACAACACCTCCGAGGAATTTCGGAATAAAGTCGGCTTGGCGTTTTACAATGTAAAAAAGGCAGTCACGGAATCGCTTGCGGCGGCGATGGCAAAGGTAAAGGAATTTGTGAGCGTCGGCAAAAATGTGATTGTTGGTCTGTGGAATGGTATCAATGATAAGGTCGCATGGCTGAAAGGCAAGGTCAAGGGCGTTGTCGATAAAATCAAGGGCTGGTTTATCAGCAAGGAAGGGTTTGACGAACACTCCCCTTCCAAGTGGTCGGAGGGCGTTGGCAGCTACGTTATGGACGGTCTGGGGAACGGATTTGAAAAGGACGAAACAGCCATCCGAGCGGCGAGAAAAGCGGCGGATAATATCAAAAATGCCATTACCGATGAGATAAGCAAGGTCAATGCGGAGATTTCTTCGATACAGAAAGAATCCGAGGAAAGGCAAGCCAAGGAGGAGCTGGCACAGTACAAGGAAAACCTTGCAAAGAAGCAGGCAGAATTGAAAAAAGCCGAACCGAAAAACAGAAAATCTATTCTGGATGAAATCGCAAAAATCGAAAAGGACTGGAATAAAAAGCAGCTGGAAGCGGCGAAACAGGCAGAGCAGAAAAAGCTGCAGGAGCGTTTGACCGCTTTACAGGAATTCAAGCAGAAATATGAGTCTGAATTGGCGGCAATCGAGCAGAAGGAATCCAGCCTGAGCGATAAGCTGTTTGATTACGGCGAGCTGTTTACCAGAGTGCAGGACGAGAACAGCGAAAAAGAAATTTTCAAGCTGACAGATCTGGATGAAAGCATCAAGAAAATTCAGCAGTATAACGAACAGATTGAAAAGCTGAAGGAAAAAGGTCTGGATGGCGGTTTATTGGCTGAGGTCGCCAATATGAACATTGATGATGCACTGGATTTTACCAAAAAGTTGGATAGCTTGGAGGTCGGAAAGTTTGAAGAATATGTCGAGAAATTCGAGGAAAAGCGGCGTTTGGCGAATGAAGCGGCACAGCAGTTCTATTCTGAGGAAATGGAAGAACTGGCAATGAATGCTGTGGAGCAGGCGAAAAGCTATGCAGATGATTTCAACGATGTCGGAAAAGCCCTTACAGACGGCGTTGCGGAAGGTATCAAGGACGGCAAGAGCAGCATTGTCAATGCCATTGTGAAGGCAATTCGGGATGCCATTCGGGCGGCGAAGGAAGAGGCAGGCATGGGCGGCGGCGGTTCGGACGGCAGCCACAGAACAGGTCTGCGTGAAGTGCCGTTTGATGGATACCGTGCGATTTTGCACAAGGGCGAACGCGTTCTGACACAGCCTGAGGCGGACAGATACCGCAGAGGCGAAACGGTAGCGAAAACAGAAAATTTCAACGTATATATCGGCACTGTTGAAAACAAAGACGAAAGAACCACAGAGGATTTCATGCGTGAAATGGAATTTTACAGGAAACGGCGAGTAAGTGCGGTAGGGGGTGCAGTTTGATGTATCAATATTTTATCTGGAATGGTGTCAATTCACTGGATATGGGCGTAGTGATGCTGAAAGCACCCTCTATTTTCATTCCGCAGAGGAAGATAAACGAAATCAAGATAAGCGGCAGGAATGGTGTTTTGCATGAGGACGAAAAGACCTACCAGAACTACACAAAGGATGCCGAATGTCATGTGATGGACAGGGGGCAAATTGACGAGGTTTGCGGTTGGCTGACTGGGTTCGGAGAGGTTATTTTTTCCAGTGAACCAGACAAGGTATACCGTGCGTACATCAAAAATCAGATTGAGTTTGGCAGTATTCTGAAAAATATCAATGAATTTTTGGTACAGTTTGATGTTGAGCCCTTCAAATACAGCGTCAATGCCGCAGGGGATGCTTTGGAGCTGACTGCCCCGACCACCATCCGCAACAGTGGCACAGTATACAGTGAGCCGCTGATTACGGTTTTTGGCAGTGGGGATGTTACGCTGACTGTCAACGGGGCGGATTTTCCCCTGTACGGCGTGCAGGAAAGCATCACCATTGACAGCGAAATGATGGAGGTATTTAAGGGCAACACCAACCAAAACGGCAAATACGGCGGTGCAGAGTTTCCAAGATTTGAGGTCGGGAAAAACGAAATCAGTTGGACGGGGAATGTCAACAAAATAAAAATACAGCCCCGTTGGAGATGGCTGTAGTTGTCGAAAAATGAAATTTATGGTATGCTGTAAGCGAGGATTATCGCTTGGCGGTTCAGTCACTCTCTGAAAAGGGGGTGATGCTATGAATTGTGTTACATATTCTGATTTATTTCAGTTTGGAATACTCATCGTAGCTATTATCGCCCTGTGTAAAAACAGGGGATAAATAAAAAATGACCGCCTAACAGAAGTTAGACGGTCTTTCCAAAACCATTCGGACTGACCGCCCTTCCAAAAGCGGTAATCCTTTTCTTATATTTATGATAACAAAAGAAAGATATTCTGTCAAGAAAGGCGCATCTGAAAATAAAACGGATGTGCTTTTTTGATGCGGAAAACAGAAAGGAGCGGGAAAATGGCAAGAACGTATAATCGGCTGGAAATTGATGTGAACAAAAAGCCGACTGATATTATCACAGCGGTGCAGGCGGACAGCAACAGCCGTTATCTGGATGTGTCGCTGTTCAACAACGGCGTGCCTTTGGACTTGACGGGGCATGAGGTAAAAATCTTCATGGAAAAGCCCGAAAACGGCGGCGAAATCTGGAACGATGGCGTGATTACGGATGCGACCGCAGGCAGATGTGAATTTCTGATGACAACAGAGGCACTGTCGAAGGTAGGGCATTTGCAGGCGCAAATTTCCGTCTGGAAGGACAATACGGAGATTCTGTCTACGCAGGTGTTTGAAATTGTTGTGACGAAAACGCTGTTGGGGAACAGCTCTGTAGAATCCTCGAATGAGTATGGTACATTGGTGGTGCTATTCCAGAATCTGTATGAAGCGTATGACCTGATGGTGGATATGGTTTCCTCTTTTGGCAAGAAAGGAGCGGTTGCGGATGCAAGGGATATTGCAACCTTCTGGCAGGGCGTGGAGTATCTGGCAAAATATATGGATACCGATTTGAAAGGGTTGCTTGAAAAAGCTATTGCTAATTCTTCTGTGCAGGGTGTTTTGGATTTGATTGGTACATCTGGGGATAGCGGAGATACAACGGTGTTTGGGAAAGAAAATGCGATTCTTGAAAATATGAAAAATACGATTCAGTTGTATCGACCAGATGATTATCTTGTACAAGCTGTAGCGGGAAAATCTATTCTTCTACAAAACGAAGAAAAGAGTGCCACTTATGGTAATGACACACTTGTTGGCACAGTTAATTTACCGAATGACTGTACAAAAATAGTTATAAGAGGCAATTTTAAAGGCAACTCTATGCAGGTTTATTTGAACAATGCGGCTGACAATAAGACTTATTGGAGGGCAAGCTATTTTAATAATGGAGAAGAGACGTATACTGCACAAGAACTTGTATTAGAACAAGATACTCCCTTACCCTCTGCACTCAAAGTATATTTATATCGTGGCAGTAAAGGTACAGTATATTGCAATAATCTTACGATAGAAGCTTGTACATTAAAAAGGGTGGTTACAAAAGAATTGTACGAGACTGGCACGATTAAAAGTTATGGTACTGTGGGAAGCCTTGGCGATACACCATATCTCCCACAATGCCCTAGATTAGATAGAGTTGACTATTTGACCAATCAAAACAGTTCGACTTCGGTTGGAATGACTGTAGAAGTTGATAATATACCATTTGTGCGGAAAATTGGTGCTTATAAAGGTTATAGAATTCGATATTAAATTTGTGGGTGATGAAAATGTATGCAATTTTAAATGAAAGAAATATTTGTGTGATGCTATCAAGTACAAAAGATGGCTATAAAAAGTTTGTTGAAACAAATTTGAATGTGTTGGACAAGCGGTATGTCGATGGTGACTGGGTGGATATTCAGTCTCAACCCACCCAGCTTGACCGCATTGAGGAGCAGTTAAACGCCCTCTCAGCGGAGAGCGTGACGGTAGAGAAATTAGAGGCGGCAATTACGGAAGGGGTGAATGAGGTATGATGGAAACCATTAAGCACATGGCAAGATTAGCTGCGCAGGCGGTGCAGGAGCAGGCGGAAACCATGACAGGAACGGAACTGAACGCCGAGGACAGGTTTATCCCCGATTTCCAGACGGCTTGCGAAAAGGAAAACATGCTGAACCGCCCTGTTGGGTTTGTCTGCAAAAGTACCGCAGGCAGGGTTGTAAAGCTGTTGCAGAAATATGACAGTACCATTTACACCGCTGAACCCGAGGAACTGCCTGCACAGTGGGGATTCGTATGGAGTAATGACCCCGAAAAGGCGAAACCGTTTATCGCTCTGTCAACTTCGCCCTACATGAAAGGGAATTGCTGCACAGAGGACGGCGCGGTGTATCGTTCCACCATCGACAACAACGTCTGGAGTCCTTCGGCATATCCGCAGGGATGGGAGAAGGTGACGGCATGATTACCATTCACGAAAAAACGGCGCAGACGTTTGAAACATTAGGGCTAGGGGCATTGGTTCCTAACTCCTGCATTGTGACGGAGGAGTTGAACGGGGCGTATGAGTTGGAGCTGAAGCACCCGTATGACGAGGGCGGCAAATGGCAGCGTCTGGAACGGGGGCGGATTCTCTACGCATCCACGCCGAGAGGAAAACAGCCGTTTCGCATTTATTATGTGAAACCCACGATGGATGCAATCACTGTCAACGCGCGGCACATCTTTTATGACCTTCTGGACAACCAGTGCAAGCCCATCACCCACAGCGGTACGGCAGAGGCGGCACTGACAGCCCTACAGGCGGCGTTTGCGTACCCCATGCCCTTTTCCTTTGATACGGATATTTCGCTGACAGGCACGCTCACAACAGGGCGTATGAATCCCGTGCAGGCGTTGTTATCGGACGATGACGAAGCAACCTCGTTTGTCAAGGGCTACGGCGGCGAGCTGCTGCGGGATGGCTTTCGGGTATCCGTCAAGGTGGCACTGGGGCAGGACAGAGGTGTTTCTATCCGCTACGGCAAAAACCTTGTCGGGCTTGAGGTCACAGAGGATGAATCGGAGGTCAAGACACGCATTGTCTGTTATGGGAAGGGCGGCAGTGTAACGCTTGACAGTCCCCATATCAACGATTATATCTACCCGAAAATCCACACGCTGACAGAGGAAAATAAGAGCATTTCCGAGGTGCAGGCAGAGGGACAAAAGCTGTTGGATGAAGGCTGTGACATTCCAAGTATCAACATCAAGGCGGATTTTGTGGCACTGGAAAAGACGGTGGAGTATCGTGATTATGCCGTTCTGGAAGAAGTCTTTTTGGGGGATATGGTAACGGTTATCAATACCAAAATGGGCTTTCGGAAACAGGCGAAGGTTATTTCCTATGAATGGGATTGCCTTCTGGAGCAGTACAATGAGGTGGAGCTGGGGGATT